CATTATATATATATTATTCATATAATTTTTGTAAATCTAAATATAAGTCTTCCATATTAATCGTCGTATAATTATTAAAAAGATGTTTAAAGAGTAAAATTTCAATATTTTCTTTAAATTTATCGATTTTTGTTGATTTTATTAATAAAAAAGACATATAAATTGATAAAAAGCCCCAAATATCAATATTTTGCAAGAATGTTTTTTCAAAATACGTTCTATGATCAAAAACTCCATTTTTCATATGTTGTAGAATAGAATTAGCACAAAATTTAAAAACGATATCATGAGGATTTTTATTAGAAGTAAAATGAGAGAAAACTTCTTTTAAATATTCAAAATGCCCATCCCCATATAAAAGAGAAATTTCATCATTAAAATAGTTTTTAATAAATAAAACAAGATTTTTTTCTTTCTCTTTTTTTTTCATGAATTCAATTAATTTTTTTAAAAAATTTGTATTTAATAGAATACTAGTGAATGGATAATTAAATTGTATGGATTTATTGTATATGTGCGGTGGTAATTCTTTTTTAATAATATCGCTTAGACCCCAATCGATTAATTTCAATTTTTGTGTATCCCCGACAAGTATATTGGTATCTTTGATGTCTAAATGATAAATTTTTTTATTATTCATAGGAATAATACCATTTTTTAATAAATTAATCAGTTGTATATTTAAATTCGGAAATAGATCAAAATTATTTGCAACACGATCGTAAATATAGTTTTCTAATGTTTTACCTCCATATGGAAATTGTAAAATATGTAGATCGTGTATTCTAGAGTTGATTGTTTTTTTAGTATATTTTTTCCTAGTTAAAGTTTTACATTTTTTATTAAATTGTTTTAAATCTTTCTTTGTTAATTTTTTGGGAGAGCATGAATTAATCGAAAAAATAAAATAATGTTTCCAATCTGGGATAGTAGATACAGATTTTTGTATTTTAGAATTTGTTTTCTGTTCTCGAATTGCCGCTTTTTTGGGCATTAATTTACTAATAATATTTTTAGTATTAGGATTGTCGCCCTTACATTTCAACGGCGGTACAAATAAACAACCGTAGCCACCTGAATCAACTACCTTTCCACCTTTAATTTTATTCATACTTATATATTGCAGACATAATATTATTCATTATAAAGTAAAACAGTAAACGACATTAATGAAAAAAACAGTGCAGAATATAAATATTTTTTTTTGATAAGAATATTTTCCAAATTTTTTTGAATTGTTGGTTTATAATTATCATGGTACGTTTGATATGCTTCTTTTAGCGTAATTTCTGGTTTATTTAAAACAACATTAATGCGATTATGTATAAAATGTATCCATCGTGTAAAACTATCTCTTGAGTCTAAATATGGTGTAACTGGGTATTTAGTTAACATATTACTAAAATAATTAGAAATTTCATCATGTGGAAGAAACAAAGGTAGGTTTTGAATAAATTCATAGTATTTTTTTTTGGTAATATTGTTTGGTGTATTAGGATATGTAATTGCTATGCTATATAATACAAACCAATAATGTGGACCCCATACTTTCGAATCTAGGTTCATACATATAAAACAATATAAATATTATCTATAATAAACATATAGGATGAGCAAAATATTATATTGTAACAATTGTGGAAAACAAGGACATATATCTAATGACTGTAAAATACCGATAACAAGTGTGGGTATAATATTGATTAGATATGAAAATAATATACCATATTATTTATTTGTTCGTAGAAAAGAAACATTTGGTTATAGCGATTTAGTAAGAGGAAAATATCCAATATACAATAATACGTTTATACAGAATTTGGTAAATGAAATGAGTACAGATGAAAAAAGGGAAATAAAAAATGTATTAAATGAAATAGAAAATAACGGAAAGGATCCGGTGGAAACAATACTAAAACGGTATTATAATTACATTAAAAGTAATCGTGAGATGGGATATGATCCAATTAATTTATTACAGTTAATAAATGAGAGTAAAACCGGATGGGAAGATCCCGAATGGGGTTTTCCAAAAGGTAGAAGAAATTATCAAGAGAAGGATTTAGATTGTGCGCTTCGAGAGTTTGAGGAAGAAACAGGATATAGTCGACACGAAATAACGTTGATAGAAAATTTAATACCGCTGGAAGAGATATTTACGGGGTCGAATTATAAAATATATAAGCATCGTTATTATTTAGCTAAATTGAATAATTCCATAAATATAAAAATGAACACTTTTCAAGAAACCGAAATATCTAAAATGGATTGGTTTAATCAAGAACAAAGTTTACAACAAATACGCCCGTATAATATAGAGAAAAAGAAAGTTGTTAATACTGTTAGTAATTTACTAGACGAGTCTTTGTTTTATTTTTCGTAATAATATTTATAATATTATGAATATTAAATTATAAATATAGTTATATAATAATGGAGACAATTCAAGATAAAAAGGAAAAACGAAATAAAAATAAATTTATGTTAGATCATGAGAAAATTGAAAAGAGCAAGTTGGAAATAGATAAAGAGAATGATTTATATCCCAATTTAAATGATCCAAATTTTGCATTAAAGATTGCATCTAAAAAAGAGTTTAATGATTGTAAAATAGATACACAGGTGATAACAGAAATGGATGATTTTAAAAAGATGGCTAATAATATATGTTTTAAAGATTATGAAATTGCACAGCATCAAAAATTTGTAAAAAATTTTATATCATTTCAAACCCCATATAATAGTTTACTATTATATCATGGATTGGGTAGTGGTAAGACATGTAGTGCTATTGGTGTATCAGAACAAATGCGAAAATACATGTCTCAGATGAATTATAATAAAAGAATTATAATTGTTGCATCTCCTAATGTCCAAAAAAATTTTAAATTACAATTATTTGATGAAAGTAAGCTAGAAGGAGATAATGGGATATTCACCTTAAATAATTGCACAGGTGATAAAATATTAAAGGAGATAAATCCAACAAATAATAAAGGTTTAACCCGGGATGGTATTATTAAATCAATAAATAATCTAATACAAAAGAAGTATGTATTTATGGGTTATACTCAATTTTCTAATTATATTGATAAAAAAATGGAAATTGGTAAGACAACCAAAAATAAAGAAGCGACTATAATAAAATTATTAAAAAATACATTTGATAACAGGCTAATAATAATAGATGAAGTTCATAATATACGATTATCAAATGATAATAAATTAAAAAAAATATCAAATAGTCTATTTAAAATAGCAACGCATACTGATAACTTCAAAATGCTTTTATTATCGGCAACCCCCCTGTATAACAATTATAAAGAGATTATATGGTTATTAAATTTAATGAATGCAAATGATAATAGAGGACTAATATCTAAAAGTGATATTTTTGATGAAGATGGTAATTTTGTATTAAATGAGGAAGGTGATGAAATAGGTAAACAATTATTAATGCATAAATCGACTGGATATATATCATATATTAGAGGAGAAAATCCTTATAGCTTTCCATTTAGAATTTTTCCAGCGAATTTTAATATTAAAAAATCCATAAAAAATCCCGAATTCATTTATCCAACAGAATCAATAAATGGGAATAGATTAGCGGATAGAGTTGAACATATTGATATATATTTAACTGAGATGGGCGAATATCAGGAACAAATATATAACAAAATAATTCAACCATTACAATCGACTGGAGACGACGAATTTGAAACAAATGATATGGATAATTTGGGTTATACCAAATTAACCGATCCAATAGAAGCGTTAAATATAACATATCCCCAAATCGAGGATATGGATACGTTGGATGTAAAAAATAGCGTTGGTACCAAAGGAATGAAAAACGTGTTTACATTTAAAGAAGTTACTCAAGGTAATACCCCGTATATAACAGATTTTGAATATAAAAAGAACATACATGATAAATATGGTAGAATATTTTCAGAAAGTGAATTAGGTAAATACAGTGGTAAAATGAAATCAATTTGTGATAAAATAAAAACAAGTAATGGTATTTCTATAATATATTCGCAATATTTAGATGCCGGTGTAGTTCCTATGGCGCTAGCACTAGAAGAATTGGGATTTGTAAGATATGGAGAAACAAAAAATCTATTTAATGATGAATATAGAAAAAAAAATAAGATATCTCGAATTGATGCCCTCACCGGTAATACCGAAAAGGATATGAAGAGTAAAAAATTTAATCAATCATCTTATATGATGATTACAGGTAAGTCATCTCTTTCGTCAAATTGGTTGGAAGATTTTAAGGTAGTTACAAAAGAATCAAATAAAAATGGCGAAAATATAAAAGTTGTAATTATAACAAGAACGGGTTCAGAGGGTTTGGATTTTACAAATATACGTAGTGTACATATAATAGATCCTTGGTATAATATGAATAGAATAGAACAAATAATTGGACGAGGTATTCGTTTTTGCAGTCATAAATATTTAACATTTGAAAATCGAAATTGTTGTATATATTTATATGGTTCAACCGGTGAAAATAAAGAAAAGGAAGCAGCTGATATGTATATATATAGATTAGCTGAAAGAAAATCAATTAAGATCGGTAATGTAACGCGTATTTTAAAAGAAGTAGCTGTAGATTGTGTATTAAATATATCTCAAAGCAATTTTTCTTTTTCCAATATGAACGGATTGAAGATTAATCAATCATTATATACTGGTAATGTTATATCTTTGGCTATTGGCGATAAACCATTCACTTCGATGTGTGATTATAAAGAAAGCTGCGAATATAAATGTAACAACATTTTTAAAGATAAAATTGGAGAATTACAAGATATAGATAATATTAATTATACTACGTATAATGAAGAATTTATATCAGCGAATACAAGTTTAATAATACAGCGAATTAAAAAAATGATATCTCAAAAATACTTTTATAGAAGGGATGAATTAATTTCAGAAATAAAAGCTATTACACATTATAGTATGGATGAAATTGTGTATGCATTAGATGAAATTATTAATGATGGTAATGAAATATTTGTTGATAAATATGATCGTCTTGGGAAATTGATAAATATTGATGAGATGTATATGTTTCAACCAATAGAATTGATAAACGATCAAATAAGTATGTTTGATCGCGAATTACCAATAGACGTAAAACATAATGAAATTAAGATAATTAATAATAATGTTAACGTAAAAGAAGATGTACCTGATACAACAAATGATACTATATATACAAAAATAAGTGAAGATTATGCTAAAATATACGATTATAAAAATAACGAAACCAGATATTCATTTGCTTTAACAGAGCTAATAGATAACTTTAAAATAAATAAAAGTATAATTAAGAATATACTTATTTATCATTTATTGGACAATATTGCGTTTAATGATAAACATCAATTATTAGAATATATTTATAATTTAAATGAACCAATCCATGAACTTGGACAAATAATAAAAGAATATTTTGAGACGAAACAAGTAAAAAATGGGGCTTTAACCGGGTTTTTGTTATATAACGATAGTAAATATGATATATTATTAATGAAAAAAAATGGAAATCAAAAGTTTTTTATAAAGGCAAAACAGGGAGAAATAAATAGTTTATTGAACTCAATAAAAGAGACCTTTTTATTTACTTTAGATGAATTTAAAAGTGACTTTGGTAAAAACGTTGGTGTTTTACTTAATAGTAAGAATAAATCATTAGAAAAATCAGAATTATTATTCAAAATTAAAGATACAAAACAAGATCGAACTACTGGTGCAAGGTGCGATCAATACACAAAAACTGATAAATTACAAATATTAAACGAATTGGTTTCAAACGTTGATGATATAATAGTAACGTATACTGGAACTAATATGAAAAAGATACCGATTGATACGTGTCATTTTATAGAATTTCTTTTTAGATATATGAATATAGAAAAATCGGGTGGAAAAAAATGGTTTTTAGATGCAGAACAATCAATATTAAATAAACTAGAACGACGAATTAAACTATAATTTTAAATAATAAATATTATTAATATTTAAAATTGAAATGAATTAAATAAAATATGTTAATTAATATATACGTTAGATGTCAACCAAAAAGATTAAATTAAATATAACCTCGAAGGATAGCGATGATTCTTTGAATACTCCTCCTCCACCACCACCACTAGACGATGATTATTCAAGTGACGAAGATGATAAAGATACACCTATTCCACCACCTCCTGCAACACCAGATACACCACCACCATCGACTACACCTCCTGCAACACCAGATACTCCACCTGAAATTTTGAAACAACTGGAAGAACAAAAAAAGATGATGGATAATAATTCAAATGATTTAGATAACAACGATAAAGACACTCCCCCTGAGATTTTAAAACAACTCGCCGAACAGAAAAAAGACCAAATCGCCGATAAAAAGAAAAAGGAATATAATCAAAAGAGGGATATATTTATGCCAATTATAGGTGAAACAAATATGACGTTACCGTTGAAAAGTGTTGGTCGAAATTTAAAAGAGAAGATATCAAAAAATCTGGCTATACAATTAGAAGGAAAATGCAACGGGGATGGTTTTGTCAAAAGTGATAGTATTAAAGTAATAACATATTCGAACGGTTTAATCGTTGGTGGTAATATAAAGTACAAAATTATATATGAAGCGTATATTTGTAATCCAGTAGAAGGTCATGTAGTAGAGTGTAGCGTAAACAACGTTACTAAGGCGGGAATACGAGGAACCGTAAATGTTGGAGATGATACACCATTAGTTATATTTATTGCAAGAGACCATCATTATAACGATGCAACTTTCTTATCGGTAAAAGAAGGTGATAATATTAGTGTTAGAGTAGTTGGAACAAGATATGAGTTGAATGATACATATATTGCAATTATTGGTGAGCTAGTCAAGCAGAAAAAGCCACGTCTAAAATTTAAGAACTAGATATAATTATTAAAAATATTAATTTAATAATTATATATATATTATTTTTTGAATTTTTATCTAGTAAATAAATTAGCAGAGGCCAATCTCAGCTGAGACATTACAAACACCATTGTCCGTACAAATTTCACTCCGAGTTATATATCGCACATTAACAATATCGCCCTCTTCTTCGTCTTCGCACTCTTCTGTTTTCGTATCCAAAATGCGTTTGTCAAGTTTTGACACATAATCGTTTGACGCAACCATTATTCTAGCTAGAATCTCTTGTATGAACTCACTATCCGTTAGATTCGATTTTCTAAAGACTGGAACAATTCTAGCCTCTGCTTTGCTGGACTTTGGCATTGTCGTATATATAAAATATAATATAACTTTATCCTCTAATCGATTAGAATATATAATTATTTTAACATTGTACTTAAAAATAACTCAATTGTTTCCTTATCTGGTTTAGCATCCATATCTGCAACCTTTCCGTCATATTTCAATTTAATTGTAGGAAATCCTTCTACCTTATATGTATCCATTTTTTCGATGACAGTGGCATCACTATCATCAGAACAATTTACATATTCAAAATAAATACCATAATCATTTACTCTTTTCCCTGACGCTGTTGCGTCGTATATTGATTTAATTTCGTCAACGTGTGGTTTTGCTGATTTACAATGAGGACACCAATCTGCATAAAAATACATTAATGTAGCCTCCTTATATTCTGCCCCATCACCACTTCCATCTCCACTATCGAACTCTTTATTTGCTACAAAATCAGGATTTAATTTGGGCATAACATGTGTTCTATATACCCATATTGTTAGTAAAATAAAAAATACTATAATTGCTAAAATTATTATAACACCCCTATAATCTCTTAATGCGGTTAACAACGATGCAATCAAATTCATTATATTAATTATAAATAAAATAATATTATGCCAAACGAATTAAAAAAATTAACTGATATAATATAATGCTCGTTCGAAAATCAAATGGTAAATTAGAAGTCATTAATAAATATGATTTTATTGATGATAATAAATATTATGAAGAAATCTTAAAAATTAATAAAAGATTTAAGCATATATCGAATGAAAATGTAAAAAGTGAAAAAATACAAAATAAACTCTTATCTAAGCTTTAATAATAATCTGCTTTACTATTATGTTATTTTTATTGAAAAATTTTTATTCTCTTTATAGTTTACTATGAAAACATATAAAAATCAAAAAAAAAATAATTCTAAAACGAGAAAGGTTTTTGGTGGGGAACATTATAAAAGTGGTGATGGCATGTTAACCAGCGTGTGGGGGCCGTCATTATGGCATTTTTTACATACGATGAGTTTTAACTATCCGACTAAACCTACAAAGATGGAAAAACTACAATATATAGGTTTTGTTAAATCACTAAAGCATATTTTACCATGTAAATATTGTAGAATAAACCTTAAACAGAATTTTAAAACTATGCCTATTACGATGCGATGTCTCGAAAATAGAGATGCATTTTCTATGTATATTTATAACTTACATGAAACAGTTAATAAGATGTTAAATAAGAAATCTGGATTATCATATGAAGATGTTAAGGAAAGATATGAACATTTTAGAGCTAGATGCAATAAGAAGAAAAAAACCAAAAAAAAATTATTTAAATTTAAAAAGAATACAAAAAAGAAACATCTTGGTTGTACAGAACCAATACATAAACATAAAAGTAAAGGTGTTATCCAAATTGTACCTGTAAGTACAAAATGCGAATCTCTGCAAATTGATAACAAATGTGTTTCTATGAAATAAATTAATTATAAAATAATAAATTATTTATAATTAATTCTTGATAATAACAACAATATCTTTTACCTGTTTTGGGTATAATTGTATTTCTCTGTTTTTATTTTTATTTTCGGTATAAGGTAATCTGTTATTTTTCAATTGACGTGATATCTTTGTCATTTTTATTAACATTTGTAAATCCTTATATTTTATCATTATAATAGTAATTTATAATAATATTGAGTTCATTATTTACAGTCATTATCAACCATATCTTTTACTAGTTCGGTAAAAGTTACTTTGGGAACCCATCCTAAATCATTTTTTGCTTTTGTTGAATCGCCTAATAATTCTTCTACTTCAGCTGGTCGAAAATATTTTTCTGACACAAAAATTAACTCTCTGCCTGTATTTGCATCATATCCTATTTCATTTATACCCTCCCCTTTCCATTTAATATCAAATCCTTTCAGTTTAAATGTTTCCTCTACAAATTCTCGCACAGAATGAAAGGTATTTGTTGACAATACAAAATCATCTGCTTTATCTATCTGTAACATTCTCCACATTCCCTCTACATAATCCTTTGCATGACCCCAATCTCTTTTTGCATCTAAATTTCCCAATACTAATTCTGATCTTTCCCCTTTTAATATCATATTTAATCCTTTTGTTATTTTCCTTGTTACAAATGTTGGGCCTCGCCTGGGAGATTCATGATTGAATAATATTCCATTTGATGCAAACATATCATATGACTCTCTATAATTTTTCACCATCCAATATGCGTATAATTTTGCAATTCCATATGGACTGCGAGGATAAAAGGGCGTAGTCTCACGTTGAGGTACCTCTTGCACTTTTCCATATAATTCCGAAGTAGATGCTTGATAAAATCGGGTTTTATCCTTCAGACCCGTTTTTAAAATAGCATCTAATATTCTTAATGTTCCTAATCCATCAACATTCCCTGTATATTCAGGCATTTCAAACGATACTTTTACATGACTCATCGCTGCTAAATTATATACTTCTAATACATCCATAGTATCCTCGTATGATGATTTAATATCTAATAGTATTCCTGTGATATTTGTAGAATCTGATAAATCACCGTACTTTAAAATTAAATCTTTATTTTTATAAAGATGATCTATTCTATGTGTATTTATATCAGACGATCTCCTTATTACTCCCCACACAATATAATTCTTTTCTAATAACAATTCCGCTAGATATGAACCATCTTGTCCAGTTATACCTGTTATTAATGCAATTTTTTTGTTAGGATCCATCAAGTATATAAATAATAATATTAATATTTATATATTTTCACGAATAGTATTAATTACATTCCAAAACTGCTAAAATTTGTTAATACTGGTCTAGGTAAATGATCCTTATTGCCACTAGAATAATTAGGAACCTTTTTACAAGAAAAAGATGCCTCAGGACATCTCCCACAAGGAGGACACGCTGGGCATTTTTCTTCTCCACTATGTTGATGTTCTGGTATTTTATTATTTTCTAAAGCACCCATAGATCTCATATTTCCTCCTACATTTTCTAAGGCGGTACTTCCTGCTCCTTGAGAATTACCTCCAATTGCAGCATTATTTCCAGCTCCTTGAGCATTATTTCCAGCTCCTTGAGCATTATTTCCAACGGCAGAATTAGATGAACTATTATTATTAGTATTTTTTGTTCGTAGTGTTTGTTCTAAAGTATTTAACCGCTCAGTTAACGCTTCATGGTCATGACTATTTCCTTCATTTTGTGAAGTTGCTGAATTACTTCCTGCTGTTGATATTCCATGATCATTACTTAAATGTTCATCAATATTGGTTAAACCTTCTGCGCCACAATAACCCCCTAAAATAGGACATAATGCCAACGCAAAAAGTAAAATAAGTAATATGTGAAAATGTCTCAATTTCATAATATACATTATAAAGCGAAAAAATTTAAATAGATAATATTAATTATTATATGTCTAACACACTTATAATATCTTATAATAATGATATTAATGTTTATGAAATAGGGGTTGATGAAGCAGGTAGAGGGCCATTATTAGGTCGAGTTTATGCAGCTGCTGTTATTTTACCAAATGATAATTTTAATTTTTCGATTTTAAAAGATAGTAAAAAATTTTCTTCTAAAAAAAAATTACTTGAAGCATATGATTACATTAAAGAAAATGCGTTATATTATTCAGTTAACTATGCCGACGAGAGTATTATTGATGAAATTAATATTTTACAAGCAACTATGCGAACCATGCATAGATCAATTAAAGATGTTATTAAACAATCGAATAAAGAGAACTATTTATTATTAATCGATGGTAATTACTTTAGACCTGTTACATATGTAAGCGAAGAATGTGAAATTAATCATATTAATTATGAAACAATTAAGGGAGGAGACAATTTATATTGTTCTATTGCTGCTGCATCTATTCTTGCAAAAGTTGATAGAGATAAATATATTGATGAATTATGTGAAAATAATCCATATTTAATTGAAAATTATTCAATTAATACGAATAAAGGATATGCTGCAAAAAAACACAGAGATGGTATTGAACAGCATGGAATATCCCCATATCACAGAAAGACATATGGTATTTGTAAAAGATTTTCTTAATATATTGTATATGTCAGAAAAAAAGGCACCCGCCACAAAAAGAGGAAGAGATGAGTCTCCAAATTCGTCTTCTTCAGATAATAGCGAAATTGCTGGAATATTTAAGACACTTGATGCCAAAATTGCTCACCGAAAAAAAAAGGAACCCACAAAGCCATATCGAAAAAAACAGTATGTAGTAAGATCATCGGCACCATTTAACGGATTTGTAGGCGATAGTGATAGTAGTATAGATAGCACAAACGCTATTTCTCCACAAGGAGCCCTTCTACCCCCTACATTCACCGATTCTCCTCCCCGACATGATGTTATACCACCACCCGCACCAGAAAGCGCTATGTCTTCATTATCATTATCCGGTGGTCTAGATGATGCATTCGCTAATATGGATGTGGCTGGTCCAAAGAAAGAAGGGGGTAAAACAAAGAAAAGTAAACGAAAAACAAAGAAAAGTAGACGAAAAACAAAGAAAAGTAAACGAAAAACAAAGAAAAGTAAACGAAAAACAACGAAAAGTAAACGAAAAACAAGAAAGTTTAGAAAAACCAAA